TTGTTCTCGTTCCTTTCTTTTTTTGGCGTTAAATCTACGTGGATACGTTTTATGTTGTTCTCGTCATGTGATTTTTTATTTAGACTTTCGGTGATATCAATTTGTATCTTTTTTATGTTCTCCATATAGTCAGTAAATATCTTATATTACGACATGTTTACGCATCATACATCAATTATCAAAATATACTTTATTGAAAGAAGATAAACACTATGATACATATAATATAAAGAGTTGATACAATAATATGTTTACTAACAGTTCAGAAAACAAGCCATCCGATAAACCTGCCAATGCAAAACCAGTTGGTGAAACACAGTCCAGTCGCGACGAAAATAACTATAATGCGATTGATAAATTACTTGAAAAGGAGAAACTACATAATAAGACGATGAATTGGAATAAAATTGATAAAACCGGAAAAACACAAAAATTGCATCAATTTGCTGAACGTTATGGCAAAGAACACGGGTACCCAGCAAAAGACATCAAACTATTAAAAACATTCTTCGTAGACTGTTTGGAAAAAAGTAAACTACAAAAGACCAAAGATGTGACATATGACAAGGAGAAGCAAGAAATTACGGCGATACCCTCGCTTCATTTCAATCAAGCGACACATAATTTTACTTTACGCATTGTGGATGCAAAACGTGTGTCCACCTTAAAATCGTTAACACCGAAACGCATTACCGTTAAAGAAAATACAGATTAATTATCTGCAAAATTGAATAGATACCAAACGTTTATCATAGTAAAATATATAGAAATATATTTTATTATATTACAATAACAAATGGGAGACGAAACCGACCAAGATTATATAGAAAACACGTTTAGTGACGACGATGACGATGATGCGTCCAGCAGCGATTATTCTGTTTCCGGTTTATTTTCGTTAGATATGCTAACCAATGATGATATTGCTGAAATAATAATGGATATATACGAACAGATTGACACCTATTTTCAGGATAATATTATTAAACTATCATCTCCGACATTCTATTCCGATATTTGTACAGATATTACCGAAACGTTATATCAAGAATGGGAAACGGCAGATTTATGTGATGAAGATGATTATGACGATATTACCGAATTAGTTGAAAGCGTTATGGAAACATATAATCTATGTAATGGAGTACCTCAACGGTCACAACCATATACATTGAATACCATATGCTCTTTAAACTCAGACGAAAAGGTGGTCTTATCTAAACAAATTGCTTATTTACAATCTATTCCTCAACCAGAACAGCGCAGCCAAGAATGGTATGCATTTAGAAATGAACTCATCACTGCGAGTAATCTATGGAAAGTATTCGGAAGCCAGTCACAGATAAATAGTTTAATATATGAAAAATGTAAATCGGTTGAACCCGACAATACCGAACATAAAGGTTTTACTAGTACAAATTCGCCGATGCACTGGGGGGTTAAATACGAACCGGTATCGGTTATGTTGTATGAAACAATGTATCAAACGAAGGTTGGTCAGTTTGGTTGTATTCAACATCCAGAATATTCCTTTATCGGAGCATCGCCAGATGGAATTAATATTGAACCGGAGAGTAATCGGTACGGTCGTATGATTGAAATCAAAAATATTGTTAATCGTGAAATTAATGGTATACCGAAAGAAGAATATTGGATACAAACTCAGATACAAATGGAGACGTGTAATTTAGACAAATGTGATTTCATTGAAACACGGATAATGGAATATCCTACTGAGGCAGAGTTTTATTCAGATACTACTAGTGAATATAAAGGGATTATACTACATTTTATGCCACGTACAGTCGGTTTAACTGACGCACCGCCAGTATATCGTTATATGCCTTTAAACATTCTTACTGAAAAACGTGATATAACTGCGTGGATAGACGCTACCAAACAAGAAGCACGCGAACAAGAACTCGTATTATTTACAACGATTTATTGGCACCTCGCGGAATTTTCGTGTGTTCTAATTGAACGAAACCGTGAATGGTTTGCCGCAGCAGTTAATCAAATTAAAGACGTCTGGAATACGATTTTGTTAGAACGAACGAATGGATATGAACATCGCGCTGCAAAAAAACGCATTCCTAAGATTGTCGTGAAATCAATTGACCATTCTGATACTCATACCATAGAAAATATGCCTGCTAATAAAAAAATATGTTTATTGAAACTAGATTTTAGTTAGACAAAAATGATATATAGACGTACATATATATAATACCATACTATTATGTCCACTCAATTATCCAACGCTGTACCTTATGCCGATGATGAAATGTATGTCACGAAACGGTCTGGTGAACGAGAAATTGTTTCATTTGATAAAATTTTAAAACGTATAAAAACCATCGGACTTGAAGCCAATATTAAAATTAATTATACCGCGCTCGTTATGAAGGTGATTGACCAATTATATAACAATATTTCCACTACTAAAATTGATGAACTTTCTGCGGAACAATGCGCGGCGATGTCGTCTATCCATACTGATTATAACATTCTTGCTGGACGCATTATCGTATCCAATCATTTAAAAAACACTTCTTCGTCATTCTCTGAAACGATGAAACAACTCTATTTATACAAAGATAAACACAATAATCATTCTCCTTTGATTTCTCAGGAACTTTATAACATTGTTTTGAAATACGACGAAGAACGTTCTGATGGTATTTTTACCCTTTTTACGACAAACAAGTTAGATAGCATTATTAACTATAATCGGGAATTTTTAATTGACTACTTTGGTTTTAAAACCCTTGAACGAGCCTATCTTATGCGAATTAATAAGAAAATTGTTGAGCGTATACAACATATGTGGCTTCGTGTTGCAATTGGTATTCACGGTGATAATTATACCCGAATTTGTGAAACATATGAGTTAATGTCTCAAAAATTTTTCACACACGCAACGCCTACTCTATTTAATGCTGGTACCCCACATCCCCAACTATCTTCTTGTTACTTATTAGCAATGGAAAATGATAGTATTGAAGGCATCTATAATACACTTAAAGATTGTGCGCTTATTTCAAAATGGGCTGGTGGTATTGGACTTCATATTCATAACGTACGCGCGTCTGGTAGTCATATTCGTGGAACAAACGGCGAGTCTAATGGAATTGTCCCTATGTTACGCGTATTTAACAACACGGCTAAGTACGTTGACCAGGGTGGTGGAAAGCGTAACGGCAGCATAGCCATTTATCTAGAACCATGGCACGCAGACATTGAAATGTTTTTAGATATGCGTAAAAATCACGGCGACGAAGATTTAAAAGCACGTGACCTATTCTATGCATTATGGACACCCGACTTGTTTATGGAACGTGTTAAAGCCAACGGTGAGTGGACGTTGATGTGCCCGGACGAATGTCCTGGGTTATCTGACGTGTATGGCGAAGAATTTGAACAATTATATACATTCTATGAAAAAAGCGGAAAAGGTAGAAAAACAATCAAGGCGAGAGATTTATGGTTCCGTGTATTAGATGCACAGATGGAAACCGGCACACCTTATTTATTATACAAGGATGCTGTCAACAAAAAATGTAATCAGAAAAATCTTGGTATCATTAAGTCTTCCAATTTATGTTGTGAAATTACCGAATATTCTGACGAGATTGAAACCGCTGTCTGCAATCTTGCGAGCATTGCATTGCCTGCATTTATCAAGGACGCGAACGATGGTTCCTCAAATAAAGTATTTGATTATGAATTATTGCATTCGGTTACCCGAACCGTTACATATAACTTGAACCGAATTATTGATGTGAACTTTTATCCTACCGATAAAACCAGACGAAGCAATAAGCGCCATAGACCGATTGGTATTGGTGTACAGGGTCTTGCCGACGTGTTTATGCTAATGAATACTACTTTTACCAGCGATACTGCCAGATTAATTAATAAACGTATATTTGAAACTATTTATCACGCTGCATTGACCGAATCTTGTCATCTTGCGAAGACAGACGGAGCGTATGAGACGTTTGATGGTTCCCCTGCCAGCGAAGGTATTCTGCAATTTGATATGTGGGACGTTAACCCGTCTGCAACCGAAGAGCGTTATAACTGGGAAGAATTAAAAGAAGATATTAAAATGTATGGTCTTCGTAATTCTTTGTTAGTTGCACCTATGCCTACTGCATCTACTTCTCAAATTTTAGGTTACAATGAATGTATTGAACCCATCACCAGCAATATTTACAACCGTCGTACCATCGCTGGCGAATTTATATTGACAAACAAATATTTAATGAACGATTTAATCAAACTGGATATGTGGAGCGAAAAGATTAAAAATATGATTATTGCCAACAATGGTAGTGTTCAAAATATTGAGGGCATTCCGTTAGAAATCCGAGAAAAATACAAGACTGTTTGGGAACTACCTATGCGTAGTATTATTGATATGGCGGCAGACCGTGGTGCATTTGTCTGCCAAAGTCAAAGTTTAAATCTTTGGTTAGAAGACCCGAACTATTCTAATCTAACTTCTATGCATTTCCATTCTTGGAGCAAGGGATTGAAAACGGGAATGTATTATTTGAGACGTCGCGCTAGACATCAAGCACAACAATTCACCATTGAACCTGAGAAAAAACAAACAAACATTGCGGAGGAAGATGAAGTTTGTGAAATGTGTTCTGCCTAATTTTTGTATTATCTTATTATATATGGAGGAGGAGGAACCTACAATAGATTTAAGACTCCGTGCATCAAAATTACTCCAATTTAAATTTGATGAACGCGAATTACGTGACAAATTAGATAAATGGAGATGTTTACAAGGAGATGTTCCGCGTACAAACGTATCGGATTGTGTAATTAACTCGCTCCATTTTTTAGATATCATTAAAAATCAGCATGTTGCAAACGATTTAGCCAATATAGCGAATAAACATTCAAATATTAGTTTAGAACAGTTATTGAACTTATTATTTACGTTTCTAGACAATAAACATATTATCGGTTGGTATCCGATAACCGATACAGTTCATGATGGATATTCTGACTGGTATAGTGTCATTAAAGAACAACTATTAACAGGATATGCTAGTTTGTTATTATTAAGGAGCAACGACCTAATTGGACACGCAGTAATTGTATATAAAGACATTCACGGCAAATTATATATATTTGACCCGCAACAATATAGCATTTATGATGAGGACAACTGGCGTAGATACTTTCTTGCAAACGATTATTCCAATATGTATTTAATATATAAGTCAGGTAAACGCTTATACTCCTCAACAAAGTCCAATATACGCAAATCAAAAATCTCAGATGAACCACCATTAAAACGTACACGCCGCTCAACTAGTCCTCCTAAGTCTCCAAAAAAAAGTAAACGAACACAGCGTTCGCGTACTCCATACAACTCTCCAAAAAAAAGTAAACGAAGACAACATTCGCGTACTGAAAATATTTTTCCAAAAATAAACCTAACTCCGTAAACTACCCCAATAACTTCTTTATACTCTAATCGTAATCCCATGCCTCATTCGTACATAACAACGCAGACACGCTAATACATCTATCATTGAATTATGCAATCCTTCTACTGTCTCGCCATTGAACAATTTTATATGTAATTCTGCCAATTTTGGCCATTTTGCTGTTGCTGGCTTGCCTGCGATTTTTGTATCAACCATTATATTACACAATGATGTTCCTTTACGCATTGTGCAATAACGTTCCACGCCGTGCACCTGTTCATATACTTTATTGAACACTGTCATACACTCGGGTTTACTTTGGATAATTTGCGTGCGATTTCGTTCTAATTCAATCAATATCATTTTTTCATCAAAATCCATATTGTGTGCCACCAATACGTCACATTCCACATATGCCTGGTAAAATGCGTGTAACACTTCCATTATATCTTTTCCATTATTACACATTTCTTTCGTTATTCCAGTAAGTTTAGATACATATTCACTTATCACCACTCGTTCATCCACCTTTACATAGGAATCATACGACCGAATGATATTTTTATCGGTGATGTCATATAATACAAAACTTAGTTGGATAATATGCGGATAATCTGTAATAGGAATAGGAGCGGTTGAATAACGCGGCTTTTGTGGCAATAGACCCGTTGTCTCCACATCAAATACTAACACCTTACTCTTCATCTTTGGTACTTCTACTTGAAAATTCATTGTTTCAATCTTGTTGTTATTTAGTTGTTTAGAGTTAGTTATTCAATTTTTTACTGTTCGTATTATATAGAGAACATGGACGACGTTAATACAAATAGCCCTGATATTATTATAAATAAAGTATTGCAGATATTACAAACAGATAAACCTGTGTACATTGACATTATTCATTGCATTGTGAATGATTATATTGAATATAAAATACAAGATGTCGGGGGAGCAAATATAAACGATATGACTAGTGGTAATATTAACAACAACAGTGATATTACTAACATTATTAATGAGTATATTGCGAACATTATTAAAGGTCAATTTGATGACAAACTAGTCATCAGACTAATTGTTAGTGTAGATACCTCGCAGAACATTGCACTTAAAAACATACAGTTCATTGAGAACCCGACGAATATGAAGAATTGTCAAAGCGGATTTAGTTTATACAAATTATCTTTAAAACAATTTAATGAGAAAAAACGCATTGCGCAGGAAGAGGCTGCACGACAATTGGCTGCCGAAGAAGCGAGATTAGCCGAAGAAAAACAACGAATTGTTCAAGAAGAGGCTGCTCGTTTATTGGCTGCCGAGGAAGC